CTCATTTCGTCTTTTGTGAGGTCGGCAGAAGAACGAAGATACTTATAGCATTCTCCTGTGAATTTATCAACCCCCTCTCTGAGGAATATATCTTTATTCACTACTAGCTTATAGAAATGTGTTTTGACTTCATCTAGAGTGTATCCGTATTGAAGCGCAAAGGCAGATAGAAGTAAATGAAGGTAGGCATTCTGATTTAAGGAACGCCCACGCTTCTCTTTCAGTTCTACCATAGCACCTTTGCTTTCAAACTCGACTACTTTTGCTCTAAACTTTTCTAACTCAAACACATTTTTCAGATTGAACCACATTATCGTATTTTTTATATGGAATACGTATTAATTCGACACGTTCATCAAATCCTTCACTTTGAAGAATCGAATCGAAGTACTCTTTAGCTTGTTCTTCGCTAGTAAGCTTTGTTCCGTCCTCAGTATAACAATATAAATCTTTTCGATTAAAAGTCATGTGACGATGTATGCATTTATGAGCATTTCTCGAAACACGAAATACAGAGTTGAGAATATGATAATTCCAATGATGAAACTCAAATCCTCTCTTTACTAAGCCATATTGGCGTAGATTTCTTGTAATATTGCGATATACGCTTGGTAAGAAACTACAAGTCGCCGTATCTTTGTATTTCTCTCTGTATCCAAGTCTCTGAAACTTTTCTCTATTTCTCGCTCGTTCTTTTTCTACCCATTCTGGGTCTTTGGATTTTTCTACCCATCTATTATGAGCATCCTTCTTCGTGCAATCCTTACACTTATTGAGGTGTCCATCGCCCATTTGCGAATGTTTATAAAATGAATCAAGCGGTAGAAGTCTTCCGCATTTAAAACAAACTTTATATTCCATAGAATTACTCAAAACGGAAGGTCACTAGAATCCCCTTGTGGCTGTGATGGCTGCTGTCTTGGTGGATATGGATTTTGCTGATTCGTCGGGTTTGCCACGCCAGCAGCATTAGCAGAACTTGCCATAGCTTGTTGTGCCGCTTGTGCGCTAGACTGAACATTACCACTAAAACCTCCACCTTGTGCAGGAGCTTGCTGTGTTTGACGGATAACGTTCCAAGCGTTTATCGAGTTAAACCATCTTCCATTATATTCTCTAGCGTTGATGTAGAACTGAACGGTAAGAATTTCACCAAACTGAATGTTAAGTTGGTCTATCTTATCGTTTGTAATATCGAATGCTAGTTTCTTAGGGTACTGTTCTTGTGTTTCCAACACATAGGAAATGCTACGCCACTGATTACCTCTTTGTGATGTTCCGCTTCTTTCAGGTAACACCACAATAATTTTTCCTTGAATTTCCATTATTACTTATTAATAATTTCGTCAATAAACTCATTTGCCAACATAACTCTATCTTCCATAAGCTTTACATCGTCTCCATTTCTCTCAATCTCAGCCCAATGAATAGGCTTAGACAACCAAGGGCAGTATGTAATGAAGATACCGCTAGTAGCACCAGTACAACTCATTTCTGCCATCATCTGCCAGTAGTACTTAGGCTCAACTTCTTTGAGCGAAGCAGCATCGTGAATAAGTGTGCGATACTTCATATAAGTATTGATGTTAGGGCATTTAACCTCAATAATCTTAATATCGCCACCATCACGACTATAGATTGCACCATCAGGGGAAGCCGCGAAGTAAGGGATTGTATCGTGCTTACAAGAAGAAACATCTGCAATCTCTATTCCTTCGTTTTGTGGAAGTTGACAGAAGCAAGCCTTTGCTTGGTCTTCCATATCAGCACCCCACTGCATTGCCTTTGTGTTTACGGAAACTTGGTCGATGTAATCTTGGAATATATCATCATCATTCAAGAAATCGGGATTGAAAAGACGTTCACCTGCAATCTGAAACAAATATGCTTTGGCTGTCTCTGAAAAAACCTCATCTTTCTTGCGACCAGACTTCATAATGTCGGCAACCTTAGAACCAGTGATGTGACCTACCCTATTTCTATACCACGTTAAACTCCGCTGCTCTACATTGTCGGTAATCATTTCTGTTCCTCCTTCTTGGCAGCTTCGGCAGCCTTTGCAGCAATATTCTCTTTCTTCTCGCTTTCGATGTTATCAACATACTCTGGAGCAAAAGCATCAATATCCAAATCTTGAACATCAGAAGTGTTGGTATTGATAACCGATTGGTCG